GCATTAAATGCTGCTGGCGTTATGGATACAGGTATGGGTGCATTAGGTGCACAACAAATGGATTCTGACGTAACTGGATCTTTACTTGCTGGTACTTTAAACGGTAACATCAAGGTGTATGTTGATCCATATGCAGGCGTAGACTATTTCAACGTTGGATATAAGGGTACTAATCCTTATGACGCTGGTATGTTCTATTGCCCATACGTTCCATTAAGCATGATGAAGACAATTGGTGAGAATGATTTCCAACCAAGGATCGGATTCAAAACTCGTTACGGTATTGCTGACAATCCTTTTGTCACTGCAGGAAATAACAACAATGTATACTACAGAAAACGTAAGGTTACTAACCTGTAATTTTTTAGGTACACAAGAAGATCCCCCTTCATTGGGGGATTTTTTTTATTTTATAAATAAATTTGTTATGCCAAAAACTGAATTATTAAGAGATGCAAAGTATGAAGACTTTCGTAAGCATCATTTAGATAAATTTAAAGGTTATAGTGAAAATATGGAATATTATTTATGTTTATATAGGGCTGGACAATGTGGATCATGGTTAACTTTTTTTGTCAATCAACATGACAGTTTTCCTAAGTATGATGTTAATGTAAAAGAAGGTGGCATAGATGTAGGATGTTACGGTTCTGATTGGTATAATCATGAAGAAACAATAGAAAAAAGAATGTCCCCAATGGGTAGAGCTACTTTTGGAGATCCAAGAGTTTTGGCTAAAAGGGAAAATGCCACAAAAGACTTTTTAAAGGTATTACCTAATCACGAACTTCATTATAATGAAACTATAATTAATCAGGCCGAATTTAATTATGTTATGAGAGTAATGAATCCTAAAAAAGTAATACTTCCTGTTATCCGTAGTACATTATTTGATAATCTTTTAGATAGGTGGATGAGATATTTAGACTATAATAAAAATGCATCTTTTATGCATCCGAAAAATCACACTTTAACTAGAAACAATTGGGCAGAGAAGTGGGAAAGATGGTCAGCATATTTAGATAAAATTAAACCATACGGTATGCCAGGAGGAGACTTAGTACTGTATTTAGATATAGGAAAGTTATTAGAAGGATGTGAAGACGAATACAATAAATTATTAATAGCAATACAAGAAGATCCATTACCAAATAAAAAAGAATTAATAACAGAGTATAGGAACCTTATAAATATATAGTATGCCAAACTTTTTAAATCCATCATCGTTCGTTTTAACATTAGATAGTCAAACCTATTCTGGTGCAGAATTTACGATTCAAACAATGATTCTTCCGGATGTATCTGCGGACGGTGCACCTTTACCATTTAAACAAATTGATGTTGGAATACCATCAGATAAAATAGTATTTGGTCAATTTGAGATATCATATCTAATTGACGAAGACCTCTTAAATTATAAAGAGATCTTTGATTGGATAAAAAATAATGTAGAAGCTAATCATTCAACTAATGCTACACGCGACTTGACGCTTACTATTATGAATTCAGCAAACAATGTTACAAAACAAATCAAATTTGTCGACGCTTACCCGACAACTATTTCGTCTCTACCATTTGATATCACCACAACCGATGTAGAATATCTTACAGCTGTTGTATCTTTTAAATATTCATACTATCAATTCTTATAATGAGGCACTTATATTATGCAAAAATCAATCGAAAAATGGATAGATAAATTCGTATCTGTTCATAATGAAAAACTTGGCACTGTGCCATGTCCATATGCACGAAACGCATTAATCAATTATGTTAAAACTAATGACATCCGCAAGTCTCTTGAGGATTACAGTGTAGATTTTAATGATGATTATCAAGTAGTATGTCTTTATACCCCAACTAAAAATTATACGCCAAAAGAGTTATCTGATATTGTAACAGAATTTAATCATAACGCAATGGTTATGGATATTGTTGCATTAGAAGATCATCCGCACGATGAAGAAATTATTAATGGCGCAAAGATGAATTTTGGTAAGTGTATATTAGTACTAGTACAGAGACTAAGTGCAATTAATGAGGCTAGTAATATCCTTAAAGACAAAGGATACTATGCTAACTGGTCAGTAGAAAATTTAAATGATGTTGTGTCTTGGAGATTTATTGGATGAGTTACTCCTATGCGAGAATTAATTTAGAAAAAACAAAGTATAAGAAGATAGGTTCGCATGAAATACTACTTAATCCAGACCCTAATCAGCTAAGAGAAATATATTACAAGTACTGCAATTATCACAAATTCAATAGTGTTATGCCTTTGTTTGATATTGAGTTTAAAGAGAATACAGTAATAGGATATTATGATGGAGATATACTTGTAGCATTTAGTATGATAGCTGAATTTGATGAACATAACGCTGAGTGTTATCAATTTGCTTGGGACTATGCTAATCCTAAATTACATTTAGGTATAAAGAGCTTACGTAACGAGTGTGCAATATATAAAGAATTAGGTTATAAATACTTGTATATCGGCGGAGCTGATGAGTATAAACAAAAAATAGATGGATTTGAGGTAATGAATCCAGTAGCATGGATAGATGATAGGTGGACAATAGATGGATTCGAACCAATACAAAGTAAATAAGGCAAATGCATATAACGGATGGGATCCATTAAAACAAGTTGTACTTGGTAATGTATTCACCCCAGAGTTCTTTGAGGATATACGCGACCATAAGCTTCGTGATCTCATGCAGAAAATCTTGTTTGAAACACATCAAGATTTAGATAATATTCAAAAGACATTACAGGATATGGGTGTTGATGTAGTACGCATGCCTCCTAATCGTGTTAGTGCACTCGGATCAAAAGGTGGTAACTATTCAAGTTTTGCTGAATATGTAGAACATGAAAGAAGAGAAGGTATCATAGGTATACCTAAACCGTGTCTTACACCGCGTGATGATTTTATAACCCTTGGTGATAAGATAGTATATTGCGATCACATGTGGCATGATGAAGTAGATGTAAATGCTGGAATATTTAATCCTGCAATACTTGATTTACCGTTTCAAGAGGCAGTACACGAATATCGTAAGAATAAATTTAAATTAGATTCTGATGGTAAGCTATTAGATCCTGAACAATTTAATTCAGATAATACAAGAGGGCCTCTCATACCAACTGGTTATACCGAAAAGATGAAGAATCATACATGGGGATTCTGGGCACCAGCTGTACATCGTGTAGGTAATAGGCTTATTATTGACCAAGAAGATTGGTCTAATCTTGCAGATTTTTTATTGGATAGATACCCGCAATTTGAAGGTGCAAATATAGCAATTGGTGGTCATAATGATGGTTCAATGAATTTACCAAAACCAGGATTAGTTGTTTGCGGGAATTGGATGGGTCCAGAAGATTTTAAAGATACATTACCAGGCTGGGATGTAGTTCCAATTAAAAACCCAAATACAATGAAATGGGAAGATAATGTAGATTGGAAAAAAGAAAAAGGAATAACTAATGGAAGATGGTGGCATCCAGAAGCTAAAGAGAATCCAGATCTTGTAAGCTTTATAGATAGATGGTGTAGTGACTGGGTTGGAAAAGCAGAAGAAACATTGTTCGAAGTAAATATGCTTGCGGTAAACGAAAATGTAAGTCTATCTTTAAACTATCAAAAAGAAGTACATAGCGCACTAGCCAAACATGGAGTTGAAGCAGTATACTGCAGATTTAGACATAGGAATTTTTGGGATGGAGGTCTGCATTGTTTAACATTAGATACATATAGAGAAGGCGGTATGAAAGATTATTTTAAATGATAACATACTGGGAACGTAAACTAAATAATGATTTTTTCACAAAACAAGAAGGTGATGATGAATATAAAGAATATATTAAAACAATGATGCCAAAAAGAGCGAAATTAATTAACTTTGCACTTAGCCAATTTAAGTTTAAAGATTATTTAGAAATAGGATGTGCATATAATGAGTGCTTTGATAATGTTGAAGCAAATCATAAAGTTGGTGTAGATCCAAAATCTGGTGGCACACTCCGTATGACTTCAGATGATTTTTTTAAAGTTAATTTAGAAAAGTTCGATGTTATCTTTATTGATGGCGATCACGAGCATAAGCAAGTATTAAGAGATTTTAAAAATTCATTAATGTTTTTAAGAAAAGGCGGTATAATATTCTTACATGATTTACTTCCTCCTTCAAAACACCACGCAATTTATCCTTTACCTGATAATGAATTAAGACCAAGATGCGGTACATCTTGGAGAGTAATATTTGATATTTTATCATTAAAGAGAGAATTTTTTATTCTTAAACATGAAACAGGAATTGGTGTTTTTAGAGATCAGGAACCATATATATTTGGTGATGGATCAAGTTTGCCTCTGTCAAGAACAGAAGAAGATTCTGAGAATATACCATTTGATAAGATGTTACAAATTAAAAACGAGTTACCTATCATACAAGGTCATCAATGGATGGAGATGATGACGCGCGACAGAATTAGACAACGTTTAATAGAAAGAGGAATGCTAGATGACGATTATTTCTAAAACATTTTGTCCATTACCTTTTAACCACATATATATTCACCCACAAAATAGAGCTCAAGTATGTTGTGGGTTTAATAAGAGTAAAATGCCTGAAGGATGGGAACTTCCAAATATAAAAGATTTTGATAAATTATCAGATTATTTACAGCATCCTAATATAAAAGATATACAACAAAAGATGTTGAAAGGGGAGGAAGTTGCAGGGTGTGCCACCTGTTATTACGCAGAAAAAAATGGATATGATAGTATGCGCAAAAAAGAACTTCAGATGTGGTATGGAAATGATTGGATGCCAGAGCCAGATATTGAAAATCCAAAATTAAACTTTGTTGAAATAACTTTTGGTAATTATTGCAATTTAGCATGTAGAACTTGTGATAGTGATTTATCTCATTCATGGTTAGATGATAATAAAAGATTAGAGAAATATGTAGATGAAGGATTAGGTGTTAGTACCACAAAGAAAAGATTAAATATTGAAAGAGAATGGGAAGATGATGATTTTAAAGATTTAGAATATCTCAAAATTACTGGCGGAGAACCAATGCTACATCCGGATTGGTTTAAATTTGCAAATAGATTTGATCCTACAAATGTTAACATGTTTATATTTACTAATACAAGTTGGGTTCCTAAAAAGAGACACTTAGATTTATTAAAAAAATTTAAACATTGCCAAATATTTATGAGTATAGATGGCACAGGTTCTGTACAAGAATATATGAGGCACAATTCTAATTGGGATATTACAGAAAAATCTGCTAGAGCCTGGCTTCAGTTTATGAAGGAAAATGATAATATACAAGTTTCATGGGCACCAACCTGGTCGTTAATGAATGCAAATTATTTTATAGAAACCGTAGAATGGTGGTTAGAGACTATTAATGAAATATTAGGTCAAAGAGCAGATGACTGTGGAACGGTTAAAACAAATTATATATATGGTCCGTCTGAATACCAAATAGGAAATCTCCCTGAAGAAAATAAACACAAATTAAAAAAAGATATTCAAGAATTTATAGATACCCTGGTGTTTTTTGAATATGGTACAGATGAAATTCATGGCATGTCAGAAGCTTTTCTTAACTATCTAAATAATCATTCTGAGCCAAAAGAGGATGATAAAAGAATCTATTATAGAACAACTGAATTATTAGATGAATGGCGAGAGCAATCAGTAGAAACAATGCTACCAAAAACACATAAGGCTATGTACATTGACACTATATTATGATATAATATACCTAATATAGATATAACTAGATTATTATGACTACAACTGAAGTACTACAAATGTGGCAGAAAGATGGCCAGATAGATGAATTAAAATTAGATGATACTACTATTAGGATGGCACGTATCCATTCTAAGTATTTAGAATTACTTACCATTGCGAAGATGACACGTAAAAAACGTGAGTTAGAGTATAAGACATTACTTAAAGATAAGTGGCTTTACTATAACGGCAAATTGTCTAAAGAACAGATAGATGCATTTAAGTGGGAGTACGATCCATTTGGCGGATTAAATAAACCACTAAAAGGTGATATGAATTATTATTATGATGCAGATACTGATATCCAAAGATCACAAGCATTATTAGAAGTAGAAAAGATTTTAGTTGAAACTCTTGAAGAGATTATGTCTACTATACGTTGGAGACATCAGAATATTGGTAACATAATTAGATGGAGAAGTTTTGAAGCAGGAGTCTAGTATTAACCCACGATCACCAGAAATGTCTAGTATAGTGACATTAGCTGATGGGTTAGTACATAAAAAGCCTAGGCTTTGGCATAAGAAAAGACGAGTAATTCAAATAATAAAAACACTTGACGAGCGTTATAATTTAGATTTTTTTCCAAAGATATATGAAATTAATGATGATGGGTTTACATATGAATATGTAAATGGAATGACAGTTGATCAGTTCGTCCTAAATGGTGGTAAATTATATCACAATGATATCATTAAAATAAAAATAGCTATGGACCGTATATTTGCAAAATTATATGATGTAGCAAGAAAAGAAACAGCGTTTATGGAGAATAAATTTATGTGGTATGGTGATCCTAATCCAGATAATGTAATTTGGGATTTTAAAAATGAAACTCTCAGGTTAATTGATATTGATTCTATTTCTATAAGCAAATTAATTCCTATATCATATGTCAATATAACTTTAGTACAACAACTAGAACATGTATACATGACAAATTTTTTTGAAGGTTCCGACAGTAATAAAAAATGAATAGAAGAACACTCGAGTTATTACTCATTAACTACACTAATATAAATAATCAATTAAGAGTGCCTTGCTCTGAAAAATCTAAATTCGAAAGATTAATCAAAGAGACAGAAGAGAAATTAAAGTCTGCACCATTAGATAGAGTTTACCCAGACGGAATGACTGCAATGGAATTTGCGTTACACTTAGCACATGGAAGAAATAACACTACAGACTAAAGATGCAGCATTCCTTTATGTAGATTGCGATGATAAAGGAATCATACAAGAACTAGCAGAGTATTTTACATTCTTTGTTCCTGGTTATAAATTCATGCCACAATTTAGAAATAAGATGTGGGATGGTAAGGTAAGACTACTTAATCTCAGAGACCAATCTATATACTCTGGTCTATACAAATATATTAAATCATTTGCTGCAGATAGAAACATAGCAGTAAAAATTTTACCTCATGGTATTAAGTCAGAGGCTAACCTTCCTGGTGCACATCAAGAAGTCGATATGTCTTTTATCGATGAATATATATTACCATTCAAGCCAAGAGATTATCAGTTAGACGCAGTACAATATGCGCTTGAGAATAAGCGAGGATTATTAGTAAGTCCTACAGCCTCAGGTAAATCTTATATCATATATCTCATGATGAGATACTACTTAGATATGAGCTATGACCACATTGCAGATAAAGTATTATTAATTGTTCCTACTACTTCACTTGTTAAACAAATGGTAGGAGACTTTGCAAAGTACTCAGAGCATGATGCGTTGTTTGATGCAGAAGGTATGTGTCATGAGATTATGGCTGGTAAAGATAAAGGTCATAAGACTAAAAAGATCTATGTGTCTACATGGCAATCTATATACAAAATGCAAAAAGGATATTTTGAACAGTTCGGTATGGTGATCGGTGACGAGGCTCATGGATTTAAAGCTAAATCACTTACAAGTATCCTTACTAAATGTGTGAATGCAAACTATCGATATGGCTTAACAGGTACATTAGATGGTACACAAACACATAAGCTTGTCCTCGAAGGTTTGTTTGGACCACATAAGAATATCACAACAAGTAAAGAATTAATCGATCGTGGTGATCTTGCTAATATATCGATTGATGTATTATTACTTA